GCATCTGGTAATACACGTCCCACCGCAGCTTGCCCGAGTGAATCAGCCAGTCCAACAAAGGTTGCCGCCCCTTGTCGCCCCATTGCCGCGTATTGAAATACTTACTGGCTTCATCGAGGATGATCAGCCCGTTCCGCTCGTCGTCGATCGTGTCGCCGTCGTAGCCCTTGCCGATCAGTTCCATGTCTTGAGCCGTGGGGCAATCGGGCAATCGGATCAGATTTGCCCTCGACAACGGAGGGAGTAAGTTGTCCAGGCGGATATCCATGTTCGTGGCGACCCGCCGCCCGGTAAGCAGCGCATCGCGGATAAGCCCGGTACAGAACAGCCCTTTACCGCTCCGCTTCTTCCCGGTGACGGCGTAATCAGTCACAGCAACAATCCATGCCGTGGATCACTCGGCAGATAGGCACTCATCACTTTGACTGTCCATCGATAGACCGCCGACGAAACGCGAATCGTGACAATGACTGCGAGGATCGTATTGATATTCACCGGAAGAAAATAGGTCACACTTGCCAGCAACGGCGGCATGGTGATTTGGGCCGACATGATCGCCGTCTTGATCACCAGACTAACCGTAACCGTCAGCCCCGCCGCCGCGACAAGGAACGCCGTCGTCAAGGCATACTGAATGGCCTTTTCATAGACCATCCGTCCGATAAGCATCGTGGCAAACGATGTGAATGCCGTGGTGACCAAACCGATCAGCCACGCGAAGAATCCAATAACCGGCATTACGCTTCCCTCCTACCACCAGTGACCATAACGAAGCCACCGACCATCAACATGAACCACGCGGCATAGCCGCCAATTTCAGAAATCTTCGCTGCCGTGGGGCAGATATCAAAGACCCATGTTCTTCCGCCAATCGTGGAAGTTATTGGAGCGCAGCCCGACGAAGGAACCGGCGTTAGCCAGCCACTTTCTATCGCCGCTTGCCAGCTTGATTTGCTTGTACCCGTTGGGTCAAAGCCGCCCGTCGCCGCATTCGTGCGCTTGTCATCTTCGGTTTTCAGACCGGCATCATCGGCCTTGAATTCGCCGGCCGCCGTCAGCCCTTCAAGCCCCCCACTGGCCGGATTAGAGAAGGCTTGGATATAGTCGGCAATACGCTTTTGGGTGGCTTCTTCATTCATGCCACCTTTGCAGACTTGTAGGCTTGGGTTTTGTGCGCAGAAGTCGGTTGGGTCTTTGTCGGCGGTCTGATCGTCGGTTGTCGTGCCCGGCGTCCCGGCCTGTCCCGCGCCCCCGGCATTCGGGCCGGACGTTGCCCCGGTGATCGTGGTGGTCGTCGTACTGCTACACGCCCCAACGCCATTACAGGTTTGAGTCGTGTAGGTCGTTTTAGACGATCCATCCGGGAATTTTTGCGTGCTGCTCGTTGTTCCCTGATTCGGAATATCCGGCGATTGGCCGGCCGGAACGCAGGTAATAACTCCGTTCATCGTGATCACGCCCTGACCCGCCGTGCAGGGAGGTTGATTCGGTGTGGCTGCAGTTGCACCCGCAACCGGAACCGGATTCGCCGGTGCACCCGCAGAACAAGACGCCCCGTTATACGTCGTATTGACCGCGACACAATTTTGCAACGCTGGATTAGTGGAGGGGACACATAGCGTCGATTGATAATCGACATTACATGAACTCATGCAAAAGCTACCCGCCGCACCTGTTACCTTTGACGTCACAGCCGGATCAGTCCAGCCGTAAACGTTCGGGATCGTCGGATAAACAGTGCTCGAATTATTCCCCGTTCCAGTTCCCGCAGCCGGACAATTCACCGTCGCGCGCGTACAAGTCGTCCCCGTTAATGTCCAGCTAGAATCCGGACAACTGGCCGGACACAAATCACCGGAGGCATACGGCGTATTGCCACCGCAAACGTACCCTTGCTGAACAGTGATATAAGTGCCCGTCGAGACCCAAGAACCCGACACCCAATGACCACATATCCCGCTGATCGCCGCGTAGCCGCCGACAGTTGGATAACTCAGCGAACCGCCTTGATACTGCCCATCACTAACGAAGATGGCACACGCTTCGTTTAACCCCGCTTCCGTGACCCCCGAGACATAACGGAACGTCCCGTTCTGGTTCCAGTACGGCGCCAACCACGCCGGATTCTGGGTGGCCGGTTGCGTTTCGGCATGCGCCAGCACCGTGACCGCGCCGAGCAGCAGCCCCACGACAAAATAAAGGAAAAGGCGTACTGTTTTCATTGCGCTGTCCGGGTTGTTGGTAGTTCGGGGAACGCCTGACCGCGCCCCCCGAGAAAAGGCTTTAAACAGCCTTGGACGCGCCCTTTTTGAACAGCTTGATCAGAGCGAAGCCGCCGACGCTGAGCCCGACAATCGGCCAGATCACGGCGAGCATGTCGGTGACGTTGCCCGAAATCGACGTGAAGGCGGCAGCGGCCTCAGTCGGCAACGCAGCATGTGCAGCAACGGAAGCACCAGCAGCCAGAACAGCAACGAGAATCTTGTTCATTTGTATTGCTCCTAAAGGTTATCGGTGGAAAGCCCACCCTGACAGACCCGCTTACGCAGGTCTGTCAGGGTCGGTTTTCAGACGACCTGATTCATCGCATGTTTGAACTTGGTAAGCACGTATCCGCCCGAAAAGCCTACGCTCCATGCTGACAGCAGGTAGCCGAGCAGTTCCGCAATATCGGCAATGCTCATGGCTTAAACCCTGTCGAGAAGCCCAAGGCGAAGGCGATAAATAAGCCGACGCACCAGACGATCATTTGAATTGGCAACGCTTCCATAAAGCCGCCCTTTTATGGCACCGGTAGAACCGGTGCATGTTCTGGTTAAGCCGCTTTTTGATCCATCAGCCCGACGATCACTGAAACCATCTTGCCGCCCTTGATTTGCTGATCCACTTGAAAATTGCCTGTCAGCGGGAATTTATGCGCAGAGAAACTCTGGAAACTTTCCTTTGCAACTTCGATCTCTACGACCTCGAAGCCATGGCCTTCGCGCCTGAAACCTTCCTTAGCAAACGGCTCGATTTTGTTCAGCACTAGCGCCCGTACCATGTCATAGGGTGCTTTCGATTCTTTCCCGATTCCTGTCATGCGCGTGATTCCAACGATCGTAGCTTGCATTTTGTAGCCCTTTCCGGGTAAAAGTTATAATGTACCGTTGTGTAACCAAAACGGACATTACACCTTTAGCAAAGTGTAACGCAAGCCCTTTATTTAGGGTTTTTTGGAATTAGTTCCTTTTATTAGGTGGAATCATGACAAGAGAAATGAATTCATGGAAAACGGTGAAGGTCGCCCCGCAACTCCATGTAGTCCTCAAAACGGAAGCGGCACGGAATGGAATTTCCCTAGCTGATTTACTGGAGACGATAGTTCTAGACTGGACAAGGAGGCAGGGAATCGGGGCCCCATTCCCCACCAATCAACGGACTCAGCGGCCAGATTTATTGATCGTTGGCGGTCAAACTCCGACCAATAATGAGCGTTGATGGTTGCCCGGTTGTCCTCATACATGCCTACGACATCGTCATACATGATCGTCGTTCTCTGTGCGGTCTTTTCCTTCGGTACTAGGCGAACCCGTTTGTCATGCGCATTGATCCCACAGAGCCCCCATTCACTTTCATAGATTTCCCCTTGCGCTTCCCCGCTGATGCAATGCCAGCCGCCGCCGAGCCGACGACGCCATTTATGCGAACCCTCGTCGCCTAGCCGTAGCACCTTCGGCAGTTTCCACCAAGCAATAATGGCCGCTTCCCTGCCGGTAATACCGCCAATGCCGTGTATTCTTGCGCCCTTTGGGAAAGTATGCTTTTTGATTATTTCCTTCCCGGTTGCCGGGTCAATAATGACTTCCTCGACCACATGAGCCTTTGACGCATATTTGCTCAGGTAGCCATAGGGATTCGTCGCTCTAACAGTATTCGTCATGCCACACGGCCACCATCCCCGCTTGTCGGCCTTCGGCAGCTGCAGCCGCCGAGGAATCCAGATAATGCAGTGATAGTGCGGCTTCCCCTTTTTGGTCAGTTCCATGACCCACGCATAAGGGAACTTGTAGCCTTGACGCATCCCCCATTTCTGCACGCAATTGATGTAAGCCGAAATATGCTCCGACTGCCAAGCCACGTTATCCGCATAGGTGAGCGTGACCATGACCGGCACCCAATGGACTTGACGCCCCTTAGCATTACGGTAATCCGCAAGCCGCGCATTGATGAGACGCGACGCCGTAAGGATACCTTTACGCATACGGAATACCCGTTGCAGATCGGTTGCAAGAACAACGCTGGAATCTTTGGGGAGAACGCCGAACTTCGCCGCCGTGAATTCGGCTTGCCGCTGGCGTGAAGCCGCGATATGGATCGCCGCTTTTTTTGCTTGCAACTCAGTTGCGTTTGGAACTATCATTGCATCACCTGTTTTCGGTGCCTAACAAGCACCAACCTGTTTTCAAATTAAGCCCCGGCTCCGCCAAGAGTCCGGGGCTTTTCACATCTGCGGAGAATTTACACTTTTCGACTAAGCAGGTCAAAACCTTTTCTTAAAAGATCAAAGGCGAAAAGGCGAAAGGCAGGGAGGGCAAGGCACAGCCGAACTCCGGCGGAGATGTTGTAAAAGAGACAAGCCCCGCCCTTCGCTTCGCTCAGGGCAAAGAAAAGAACCCTCAAATTACCCTCAAATTACCCTCAAATTACCCTCAAATTACCCTCAAATTACCCTCAAATGAGGGCTAACGGACAGGGAGTTTTCCAACAACGCCCAAGTCAAAAACTATTTGTCCGCAAAAGGGCGTCCGAACAAAGCACCTGCGCGGTTTGGCCCTGCCGGGCCGGAATCGGGTTTCTTCGATCAGGGAAAGACCGCCGAGAACGGCAGTCAGCAGCGGAAACGCCGTTGGCCGGGAATGCCGAACTCTATTCGCAATCAAGCCAGCCGCGCATAGCGTGATGCTGATCCACGCAGCGTTGCCATGCCGCCATTTGTTCATAGCGCGAGGCATTACTGGCGCACGCCGCCAGCGTCAAGACAAAGAGCAACGGCATCAGGCGCACGCGAACGCCCCGAGGTTATCCAGACGCCGCCAGTGCTTCAGGGCTTCGTCCGGCGGTAGTTTGGATAGGACGACCACCAGAGGGAGTTTTGGCTTCTTCTGGCGCACTTTCTGTGCGTTTTGGCGTGGGTCTTTCGTCCAGTCGTAGCCGGTGATCGCGTAATAGCGCCGCCGCAGCAGACTCGGAATCCATGGCAAGTGTCGGCCTTTGATGTGCCACGGACTCAGCACCGTATGAATGCCGCACGCGTCCGGGTGGTCGCGATCCAGATACACCTGTTCGGTATCGTAGGCGTGATACAGGTCTTTGGCTCGATAGAACTTGCGATCCACCAGCATAGAATCGTGCGCTACCCCATGCCGGAAGATGCCGAGGTGCATTTTAGGGAATCGCACCGTCATGCCAAAGCACTTCGCCAACGGCGTGATGAACGGGATCGGCCAGCGATCCGTCCGCTTGACGCTGACGTGATACTCGATTTGCGTATCGCGTAGCTGTTTATCGACTTGAACCAACCCTTGCATCTGGTAATACACGTCCCACCGCAGCTTGCCCGAGTGAATCAGCCAGTCCAACAAAGGTTGCCGCCCCTTGTCGCCCCATTGCCGCGTATTGAAATACTTACTGGCTTCATCGAGGAT